CGGCAACAGAAATACCAGAGCACGGCCCCGGAACACCAGAGTCAGACCCTCACGGTCACCCTGACGAGGCACATAACGGTCACTCCGAGCGACGGTTGTAAAATCGTTACTTGAAAAAAGGAGGCCGTCAATGGCCGCAACAGCTTTCCAGATACAATATAGACAGGAGTTCATCGCCGGCTTCGAGCAGCATCAGACTCTCACGCGCGACTTTGTAACCACCGAAGCGGTCATTAAGGGCAACACGGCGGTCTTTCTCGTGGCCGATTCCGGCAGCGCGGAAGCTCAGTCTCGTGGCACCAATGGTCGTATCGTTCCGCGCTCCGACAACAACACGCAGAATTCATGCACGCTGTCCGAGTGGCACGATCTGGTCGAGAAAACGAATTTCAATATCTTCGCTTCTCAGGGTAACCAGCGCCAGATCATGCAAATGACGACCATGGCCGTCATCAACCGCAAGATCGACAGCCAGATCATCACGGAGCTGGATACCGGCACTGTGGTTATCGGTGCTGCTGGCACGATCCCGTCCGTTGATCTGTTCCAGAACGGTCGTGTGAAACTCTCGAATGCCTCGGTGCCGTGGGATTCCAACATCACCCTTCTGTGCACCGCATCCTTCATCGCTTATCTGGAGCAGGCTCCCGAGTTCGCCAGTGCGGACTACGTGAACATGCGCCCGTATGCGGGAGAAGCCGATGCGGCGTGGCGTGACAAGCCCATGTCGTATCGGTGGCGCAATGCCCTGATCTGTGAGCATCCCAATCTTCCGGGCAAGGGAACGGCGAGCGAAACTTCGTTCCTGTTCCACAAGTCCGCGATTGGACACGCCGCCAATACGGCTGGCCTCGATAGCGCGGTCGGCTATAACGAGGAACAGGCGTACTCGTGGGCGCGTGCCTCGATGGACATGGGTGCCAAGGTTCTCCAGAACGCCGGGATTGTGAATATTGTTTCTGATGGCACTGCCTACGCCTAAGAGATAACGATCTGAGCGAAATTTAAATTTACTGAAAGGAGCATAAAATGTCTTATTCAGGCGCAACAGCAGCGAGCAGCATTGCCAATCCCCCGGTCGCCGCCGTCAGTTATCTCGGTGGTGGCGCCAACTCCACGGCTCATGGTCAGGCCGCTGGAAAGGGAACCAAGACCCTGTGGCTGTATGCCACGTCCGACGAGGCCACCAATCTCCGCGACACGAGTTATTTCACGGACGGTTGGCAGTTGGGGATGCGTCCCGGTGATTTCGTGATGTACACGTGTTCCACTGGTTCCTCGATCAGCGTCGGTTTGGGTGTTGTCAGTTCCGCGTCCAGCACGTCGGGAGCCATGCTCGGTTCAACGGGCGGCGTTCTCAGCTCCACGCGGTAACGTCGAGTTGCAGTACGGTGGTGGAGCCTTAGCTGCTCCACCATTTTCAACGTCAACAAGGAGAGTCATCATGGCCGAGCAATTCGCAAAAGAGCAACCCATCCTGATGCCGGCGCGCATGAAACTGCGCGAATACATCCAGCGGGATTTCGTCGTCATCGTCGATCCCAAGATCACGCAGGAACACCTGAAAGAACCGTCGTTCTGGGCCTTGGTGGCGGCGCAGTTCGTTCCCATGTCGCGTCTCATCGTGTACCCGGACGACAACAGCTTCTACGCCGAGTATCTGGTCGTATCCTGCGACAAGAACTGGGCCAAGGTGCATGAACTCAACTTCAAGAAGCTCACCGAAGGCGCGAATGAAGTATTGCCCGGTGAGTTCGACATCAAGTGGCGCGGCAATCACTATCTGCATTCAGTGATCCGCAAGTCGGATGGCGCGATCATCCGCGATCAGTTCAAGACCCGCGACGAAGCTGACCTGTGGCTCAAGGGGTACGTCAAAGCCGCGTAAGGAACTTTCATGTCCACGAGCAGGCTCAAGCTGTATAACGATGCCCTGACCGCCTGCGGCGAATCGCATCTGGCTTCACTCACGGAAGATCGGGAACCGCGCAGGCTGCTGGATCACGTCTGGGATAATGACGGCATTAAAAATTGTCTCGAAGCCGCCCAGTGGAAGTTCGCCACCAAAGCCGCGCAACTGGATTACGATCCCGCTTACGATCCCGAGTTCGGTTATCGACGCGCCTTCGAGAAAGCCTCCGACTGGATTCTGACCTGCGCGGTATGCAGCGACGAGTTCTTCCAAGTTCCTCTCCTTCAATACAATGAAGAAGCCGGTTTTCTTTACTGCGATCTCGATCTGATCTACGTCAAATACGTGTCGAACGACCCGGCTTATGGCGGCGATATGTCGAAGTGGACATCGCGGTTCGCGGATTTTGTGGCGGCGCACTTCGCCTCGAAGATCGTCTTGAAGCTGACTTCCGATCCTGACAGACAAAAGAATGTTCTCGCGCTGCGCGAGAAATATCTGCGTCTTGCCACTAATATCGATGCCATGGCCGGACCGACGCAGTTCCCCCCGGAAGGCAGTTGGGTTTCCGCGCGTCGTAGTCGCGGGCGAAGCTGGAGAAGTCGCGGCACCGATAACATCCCGACGTAAGCGCCATGGCACAAACTTACGCCCTCTATGCTCTCAACAGAGGACTGGTTTCAGCTATGGCGTTGGGACGCACCGATCTCAAGCGCCTTGCTCTATCCGCTGAAACCTACACCAACTGGGTGCCACGCAAGCTCGGCCCCATGAGCCTGCGACCCGGAGGAAAATATCTTGGTAGTTCCCAGAGCGATGCCGCCGCACGATATCTGGAATTTATTTTCCGCACGAATGACACGGCCATTGTCGAATTCACCAATCTGATAATGCGTGTCTGGGTGGATGACGCATTGATTACCCGACCCGCCGTGACTAGCGCCGTCGCCAACGGGAATTTCGATGCCAACGTAACAAGCTGGACGGACAACGATGAGTCTGGTGGAACCTCGGCATGGGTGACTGGAGGTTATCTGGGCCTCACCGGGAATGGCACAGCGGCGGCGATCCGCACTCAGGAAGTCACGACGGTTGAGACGGGAACGGAACATGCCCTGAAGATTGTGATCCAGCTCGGCCCGGTGATCTTTAGAGTTGGCTCCACGTCCGGAGATGATGATTACGTAACCGAGACCACACTCGACACCGGAACCCATTCGTTGGCGTTTACTCCCACGGGGAATTTCTTTGTCCAGTTTCTGAATCGTCTGAAACGTCAGGTCTTGGTGGATTCCTGCAACGTGGAAGCGGCTGGTGTCATGACTGTCACCTCTCCTTATGCCGTTGCCGATCTCGGGTTGATTCGTTATACCCAGTCCGCTGATATCATCTTTCTGGCCTGTAGCAAAACCACGGATACCATCGGTTATCAGCAATATAAAATCGAGCGTCGCGCCACAAGGTCATGGTCATTGGTGAAATATTACGCCGATGATGGGCCATTTGATTTTACGAACGACGGACCAATCACGATTGCGGCGAGCGCCTTGTCTGGAAATATCACACTGACGGCCTCGAAGAAACTGTTCCGAGCTTCTCAAGTAGGAGCGTTGTTTCGTCTTACTTCGTCTGGTCAGACAGTGACTGCCACAGTCACTGCTGAGAACACGTTCACGGGAGCGATTCGTGTTACAGGTACTGGAAGTGGTCGTGTATTTACAGTAACGATAGATAAAGATTCTGTAGGCGGTCCTTTTGCTTGTACATTTACATTGCAGCGTTCTTTGGAATCTGACGCGGGTCCATGGACCAATGTACAACAATGGACGGCGGATGTGACGGCGACCTATGACGATACGCTCACAAACCAGATTGCATGGTACAGACTGGGTGTAAAAACTGGTGATTTTACAGCCGGGGGAACACATCAAGTTACCTTGACATACACTGTTGGTTCTATCGATGGTGTAGCTCGAATAACGGGTTATACCAGCAATACTGTTGTCAGCGCGGAAGTATTGACGGAATTCGGCGGTACGGCGGCAACGGATAACTGGGCCGAAAGCGAATGGTCTGCGAGAAAAGGTTTTCCAACTTCTGTTTCATTGCACGAAGGGCGTTTGTGGTTTTCCGGGAAGGGCAGTGTCTGGGGGTCTGGATCGGACAATTTCTATCAATTCGACGATGAGATAGAAGGTGATGCGGCACCGATCAACCGGAGCATCGGTTCCGGGCCAGTGGATAATGTGAACTGGATTCTGTCGTTATCACGTTTGGTGCTGGGAGCAGATGGTTCGGAAATCGTGTGCAAATCATCGAACGACGACAATGTACTGACAGCGGCTAACTTCAATCCAAAATCCACTTCGACACAGGGTTCGTTCACGGTGGGAGCCATTAAGGTTGACAAGCGCGGAATTTACGTGACTCGTGGCGGCGTGCAAGTGTACGAAGTTGCTATTGAGGAAGATGACTACGAATACGGCTCCGGCGATCTGACGGCACTCATTCCAGAGATCGGCAAGCCAAGTATCATCCGTATTGCGGTGCAACGCCAACCTGACACAAGGATTCATTTTGTGCGCTCGGACGGCAAGGTGGCGATCCTGCTGATCGACAAGATTGAGAAAGTCTTATGCTGGTTCCTGTTTGAAACGGATGGAACGGTTGAGGATGTCGTGATCCTGCCGGGAGCTACTGGAGATGGCGAGGATGCGGTTTATTATTCCATAAATCGCACTATCAACAGCGTGACCAAGCGATATCTGGAAAAATGGGCGCTGGAATCAAATTGTGTGGGGGCCACTCTGAATCATCAGGCGGACAGTTATTTGCAGTATTCCGGTGTGGCTACAACCACGATCACCGGACTCGGACATCTGGAAGCAAAATCGGTAGTCGTATGGGCTAATGGTAAAGACCTTGGAACCTATATTGTGACCGGAGGGCAGATTACCGGGATTACCGAATCGGTGACTTCTGCGATTATCGGATTGACGTACACGGCTCAGTGGAAATCCGCCAAACTGTCTCAAACCTCAGAAGATGGAACGACCATGACACACAAGAAAACCATCGGCCATATTGGGGTAATCCTGAAAGACACGCACTATCAGGGACTGAAATACGGACGGGACTTTTCGCACCTCGACAATCTGCCGTTGATGAAGAACGGTGCGGCAATCGCGGCAGACACGATCCATTCCTCATTCGATGACGAACCGTTCGAGTTCGACGGAGAATGGAGCACGGATCACCGCATTTGTCTGCAAGCACAGGCTCCCCGTCCCTGCACGGTATTGGCCATCACCTTCCCGGTGGAAGTCCATGCGAAACGCTGACTACCAAATTGTTCCTGCGACTCCCGATATCATGCGCCGGTTCTACGGTGTAGCAAGAACCTGTCGCGCCTATGCCGCTATTCGGGGTGACGAAGTTTTGGGTATCGCCGGGATTCGTTTTGAAATGAACTTGCCGATCCTGTTTTCAGACCTGAAAGAATCGGAACGCCACAACAAGAGGCTGATC